CCTCGAACCCTTCCGCTCTGCCGAGAAGTCTCCACAGACCTTCTTCCTGTTCGCCGCAACAGGGACAGGATTTTGCGGCGATTTTTCCGAGTTTCTGAGGAAAGTCCTCGTCTTCCTCGACATACAGAAGGTGTTCGCACTTACGACACATGAAGACGGTGAACATTTCGTTACCGCATACACACTTTTTACTCATGTTTATCCTCCATTCGGTCGCAATCGTCAGAGATTGCACAGTCTTCACAGCCCTTATAATAGAAGCAGTCCCGGCAACAGGAAATGACAGGCATAGAATTGCATGAACGGTTCATTAGGACGCTCCTTTCAGTCTGAGGTTCTTGTAGACGGGGTAGCCCTGATACACAACCTTGCCGCCGTGCCACTCAGGGTGCGTTTCCATGTCAGCGTTGAACCGCTTGGCGGAACAGGCAAAGTACCCGTTGGACTTGCACCAAATCTTGTAAGCGTCAAACAGAGACTTCGAGCGGGTGTTGACTCCCTCGGCCTGCTCACAGCGTTCTTCGAGGAATTGCAAGCACAGATCGTTGTCACGCTCGTACTGGTTGACCACCTTCCGCATGGCGGGGGACATTTTCAGGCCGAACCGCTTGTACTTGAAGTACCCGGCGACCAGCCAAGCGAAAATGCCCTGCATGGCTTCCTGTGTCTGGAACTCATTTTTCAGGTTCTTGTCCTGTTCCGCTTCGGTGAAATGGCGGTTGAACTCAATGACCCGCACACGGTCGGAAGCGAACAGGGACTTATCGCTGACGGTGGGAAGATCGTTGCAGGAGAGCCAAAGGGTGAACTGCGGCAGGAAGGTCGTGGCAGTCTCATAGAGGTTCCGAGCCTTGATTTCCTCGCCGCCCGTGAGCTGCTTGATTGTTTCCTCGTCCAGTTTGCCATACTGATTACTCTCTGCCATCGTGACGAACCGCTTGCCTTTCAGGGAAGCCAGCATGGGGTTCGCTGCTTCGGCGTTCTTCGAGCGCTCTGCCTTGCAGATGATCGACACGGGGGACACGGAAGCATAATCACCGAGAAGGTGGTGAATTGCCGAGAGCATGGTGGACTTGCCGTTGCGAGTGGTCTTGCCATGGAGAATGAACATACATTCCTCGTTCGCCATACCCAGCATGGAGTACCCCAGCGCCTTTTGAAGATAGTCAGCCTTGTCTTCGTCATTACAAGTGACCTCTGCAACGAACTTCTCCCAGCGGCGACACCGTGCGTCCTGCAAGGTGTAGTTGAAGTTGGTCTGCATGGTCAGGAAGTCTTTCCAATCATGCTCCCGGAACTCCATCTTTTCGAGGTCGAAAGTTCCGTTCTTGCAGTTGATAAGGTACGGGTTTGCGTCAAACTCCGCCGAAGCGATAGGAAGCACACTGGCAGCGTCCTTCATCAGCCGGTCACGGAAGCGCCGGTCGCCCATCTTCACGATGAACTTCATGTACTCGGTGCGGCGTTCTTCATTGGCAATCTCGCCGCAGTAGAGAGCCATCAGGCGGCAGAACTCTTTGATTTTCTCCGCTACCAGCAGAGAACCCGTGTCCTTACGCCATGCCCCCTCGGAGTAGGTGAACCAGCTTTTCGCTTCGGGGCAGTAGCGGGTATCATTCTTGTAGCACTCGGAAAACAGCTCCGCCATGCCGGACTCGTCCCACGAATACCCCGTACCGCTGATTGGATGGCTATGCTCAGGCTGTGCTTCCTTAATCTGAAACATCACACGGGACTGAGCTTCGTCCATGATGTAGCGACCGTTGGAGAGCTGGAAAAGAGCCTGTTCTTCGGGGACGGTTGTGATTTCATCAGCCATTTTCAGCACTCTCCTTTGCGAACTTTTTCAGGGGTTGAAGGTCGGCTCTGACTTTCTTAATGTACTTCTCCACGATGGACTCAACCTCGTAGCGGGTAACGGGGTTGACCACAGAGCGGTCAAAGGCTCGTGCGATCTCATTGACTTCCCGTATGCGGTCGATTTCGTTGTGGTAGCTGACCGCAAACTGCTGACCGTTTCTCATGGCAACCGTGAGAACAAAGGGGTATTCCGCTCGTTGGCCTTTACTGGTTGAGACAGTCACAATGTCTGCGACATTGAGAAGGGTTCCGTTGAAATTGTAAAGCATGAGTTCACTTCCTTTTCTTCATCGCTCTCGCCAGCACCACAGCGGCGCAGTCCTGAGAGTCTTCGTCCCACCATGCACAGCGCTGTTTCTGGCAGGGACAGAGGGGAATATCTTCGGGGCAACTCATTGATAACGGACAGATTTTCTTCTCACTCTCCACTGTCTACACCCTCCCCATAGAAGAAAGCGTTCTTCAAAGCGGTGTCCACATGACGCATAATCTCAGGGGGCAGAGTACAGATGTACTCCCAGTCATCGGACACATCTACGACACGCACCTGTTCACACTCAACCATGCTCGGCTGTAAAGAACCCCAAGTGACAGCCACATGGGTTGGCAATTCCAGCCGCTTGATTTTAGTAGTCAGGGGAACGACAATGCTGGTGGAAGAAAACTGATTGCCGACATTGTTTTGCACAACCACCCACGGACGCTTACCGGCCTGAATATGACTGTTGGCAAGCATGGGAACATCAATGATAACAACATCGCCACGCTGATAAGGTTTCATAATTACCTCCTGTATCTGGTCACGCTGTTAACAATCAACTCGACCTCGGACTGAGGGAGCGGCGGCTTGCAAGCCTGTTGATTGGCGTATAACAGCTCTTTGTAAATCTCTGCTTTGGTGTATCCTTGGTTATGGAGCTGACCCGCCAGAGAAGTCAGGCTGAGGTTCCGGCTTCCCGGTGTGATAGGCGGGTATTCAGGCTTCAAATGCAGCTTGCCGTTTTCAGGGCGGCGATAGATGGGAGAATAAATACGCTGAGGGGCGACCGTACCTGAGCTACTTTCTTTGGGAGTGTCGGGAAAATACTTCTCGATTACATAGTCAATCGCTGACTGGTTTTCAACGATCTCGGAGAAGATCAAAACCTCGCCGGTCATGATGAAGTACCGATTGCTCTTGTAAATCTCCACGGCGGCACGGTTGTTCTTGCCCTTGAAGGGCAGCTCACCACGAACGAGAATATGAACCCCTCTCCCGCTTCTGGACTTTTCCGTGTAAGACTGACAATGACCGATAATGTCAGCCGCCAGCGGGTTTAGAAGCCCATCAGTAAAGCCATCGTCAATGTCGATACCGATTATCCCGTTGCTGTGAAATACATAGCCAAGACCGTCATAGTAGCCGTGTTGGACATTGTGTTCAGCGTCAATGTAATTTGACCATGTATCAGGATTAGAGGAAGAAGCCGCCTTTCTCACGGTGGCCTGCATGGGAACCTTTGACCCTTCCCATACATTGACCCATGCCTTTTCCGCTCGGAGTTCAGCGGGTATATTCAAATAGCTCATAGGCTTACCTCAGCTTTCATACGGACTCGGTAAAGACCAGTCCCATCTATCGCCGCCACGGTAGGCGTTGCGGAAGTAGTTTCTCTTGCCATCGCCAGAGAACCACAGGTAATCCGCAGGGAGGACACGACCGACCTCAACCTGACCTTCTCTCTCTGCATACCAGCGAGTCAGTACATCTATACAGAGAGTAATCAAACCATCATCGACCGGGTTTTCCTCGTTGTACCCTACAAATTGTTTGGGTGTAGTCACGACCGTTATAATGTCGCCGTAGCCGTGATCGACACGGTTGAGCGCACACCACACACAAGCAGCTTTCTCAGCGTCAGAGCTGACCCCTCTGGCTTCTCCCCATAGCATTTTCGCCAGTACAATCACTTCCTCGTCTGTCCACGGCTGAGGTGCCACCTCCGGCTCTGGCTCCGGGGTGACTACCTCTACCACCTCGACAACGGGAGAAGGTTTTTCGACCTCAACCGTGGGTAATTTCAGACAAAGGACTGCGACAATGGTGACGAACCACAGGAAGATTGAAAATCTCAGCCCTCGCAAGGGGTCTTAGACTTGCTGGACTTGGGCTTTGTCGAGGTTCCAGCAAAATAGAACTTGCCATCTACGCAGATGGGGAAATCGGGAAAGAGCTTGCTGGCGGTCTGTGTTCCACGGGAACAAATCTGCTCTGCCGCCGCCAGCGACATTTCATCTTTTACGAAGTCCTTTCCAGCAGCCATGATATACGGCACTTTGCCGTCAATGCTTTTCAGTTTCATCGGGTTCTTTCCTTTCTTTGTTCCATGCTTCAACATCAACGCCGATACGCTTCAACATTTCTTTGCAGAGCCATGTGTAATCGTCCGGCATTTGATAATACTGGATAAGGCGGTCATGCTCGGCAGAAAAAGCGTCATAGAACTTCCGCAGGCGCTTCTTGCCGAAACCAAGGTGAACATGGAGGGTGTAAAGCACCATAGCGTCAATGTCATCGGCGTAGCGCCTGTCGGCTTCCACGATCTGACGATTGATTTCCATGTCCATCGCTTTCTTCTCGGCGGCACTCAGAACCGCACCAAATATCTTGCCGCCAGCTTTCTTAATCCTCATACCTCAATGTCCTCGAAGAAGACGGGATAGGTCTGTTTCAGCAGGGTCAGGAGCATATTGGCAACGACCCGCATATCAGGGTGAGCCGCTACGGGGCAACGCATACGGCAGAAATGCCGCCATTCTCTGAGGTCGGCGGTCATGACCACCTCGGTCTTCAAGCTGTTCGGAAGGACAGACCTGGCTTCCTGCGGGGTGCAACCCTCATTCAGCAGGTCAAAGTAGGCGACCTCAGCGTGTTCACACGACCGCTTCCAGATGTGGTAGGTCGAGTCGGTCTTGGCGAAGGTCGAGGGACGAATAACGGTGATCTCGCCACCGAAGCCCTCCTTGCCGTAGTTACAGTACCGAGTGGACTCCTGACAGAACGCCGCCAGACGGTGGCGGACGATCTCATGGCTCACGCCCCGATCGCAGATGAAGCGAACAGTAAGAGAGCCGTGCTCAATGACAGCTTCGTGACCTCGCTTGATAATGCCCCGGACGAACTTCTCTGCGCTTCCGTCCGTGATTTTGTCCTCGGACTTATAGCAAGTGCGCCCTGCGGCTTCGATGGTGGTCAGAAGGGTCTTATAATCGGGAGCGTTGATAAGCTCCACAAAAGGTTCAATGATTTTCACTTTCAGACTCCCTTTCATACCAAGGTTTGAAATTGACAATCTGCTCGTAGAGCTTGTCGGCTCTACCATTGAAACAAATTGTGCGGTCATCGACATGAACGATGGAAGGAACTTTTCTCGCTTGAATTTGTACCGTTGGAAACCCGTAGTGTTTCAGCCATTCAGCAATCGCCGTCTGTCCCTCAAAGGACTCCGTACGAGAAGAACAGATGACTACACATAAACCATCTCTTATGAGTTGTTCAATGACCTCTTTAATTCCTTCTACGGGAGGGTCGGGGATAACGGCGGCACCCTTCCAGCCGCTTCGGTAGGAATGAATTACGCCATCGAAATCGAAAGAAACCGTTGGGATATACATACTTCACACCCCCGCAACATGGCTTGCCAACATATCGGCTTGGTGCGTCCACAGTACATTCGGGTACTGACTGACATTGTAGCTTATCCTCACTTTCAACATAGTTTTCAACATACCATTGGCGAGGGAGAGCCTTTCAAATTAGCCCTCCC